CATAGCAAATTGACCAGCTTCTGCACCACCACTCAATAGCGTGCCAGCTGCTTCCATCTTTTTACCAAACTTAGTGTACTTAGCCATTTGTACCTCAGCTTGTCCACGGAAACGATCTGTGTCAGCTCTATTGCGTAAAGCTGCAGCTTCAACATCAGCATTATACTGAATAATATATTCATCATCTTTGGCCAAACGATAGTTTTGAGCCAACACTTCCATTGGTGAGCCTTCACTTATTTCTACGCCACGAAAAGCATAGCCGTGTACAACATCACTTTGTAAAGTTTTTATTTGTCGTCTAAAATTATTTTTTTGATGATTGGCTTTTTCTAAAACAGTTTGTGCTTCTTGCTCTGCCATTTCAGCATCACGATCATACATCTGCTGATTAAATTTGGCATTGGCTTCTGCTTGTTTACCTTGGTTGTACGAAGCTGAGGCTGACATTACTGTCGAACCAACCATAGCTCCTATAATTGCTGCTTCCATTAAATAATCCTCACATATCTATAATAATTTTTTTTATCAGGTCCGTATTTATACATGGTGCTTTCTTTTACTAATCCAAACCATTCTGCAAATTGTTGACCATCAGTAAAATCACAAGCTACACCTGCCTGTATACGGTGATAATTATTTTTTTGTATTGTGTGTTCTAATTTCTTTTTTATATTTTTTAACATAAAAAATTTGTGACGGTTCATGCCTTGTTTCATAATAATCCAAACTTCAGCAACACCGTTCCACAATGGATAAATCCCACCACATACAATAGGATCACCCAAATAAAAACCTGTCCAAGAATCTTCACACAATAATTGTTGTGTAGCAAATTCATCTCTAAAATCTTCAACCTCACCGTAACTTAATATCGTATTGGCATCTGCAGGTTTAAATTTTTTTATACTGTATTTATCCATCAAAAGTGTTTGATCGTGCATAGATAGCAACCACATTTAAGGGTAGGGGAGAAGATTGACGAATTACAACAAAGCCATCTTTATTATAATCACCACGAAACTCTGCATCTTTATCTCCTGTAAATAATCCCACAGCTCGACCCATCAGCATTGATGAATCACGAAATGGTATTATTTCCATGTTATCTAAATCACCACCTACTTCACAACCTAATGACTTATCCAATCTAATCGTTACATCATGTATACGTTTTATTTTACCTTGAGCTGCACCATCATCTGAACCAGCTTCAAGTCTCATGGTTTGTAAAATAGATTCATAATTCAAGCCCATTGTAGCTTTTTCTGCAGGTGTATTTAAAGTTACATCACCTGAGCTAACAGTTTTACTTACATGTGTTGCACCGTTAACTAAAATATCTACTGGCTCACCTTCTAAATGATCTACGCCTGATATTGTAGCATCAGCATCACCAGAGTACGTTAGGCCACTGTCAACATAAAATGCATCCATCTGACTATCACCATAATCAAACGGTGTTAAGTATTCTACGTACCTGCGTGTAGCACCATTAATAAAACGATTTACAATCATATAAAGTTGATCTTCGTTTTCATCAGTGGGTATGACCGCAACACTTTCAACCTTAGCGTGTGTCAACCATTTGTGTGTAGCAGCTGTCGTACTTACGCTTGTTATGCTTGCATAAGAACTTAAATTTTTTTTTGTTGATATTTTAAATGTATTGTCAGTTATAACGTCAACAAAATATTTTGTGTTTGTACTCAATCCACCTAAAGCATCAGATGTGTTTGGTGGATAATAATATATAAATGTATCGTTTCCAAAGCCGTGACTACTTACATAAAAAGTACCATTTCTTACATTTACACCTTTGTAAATATATTGTGTCGTTGCTGTGCCAGGAGCAGACGTTAATGATACAGCTGTACCTGCTGTTGCATCACTTGATGTCAAAGCTAATTTTATTGTGTTGCTGTCAGTAGCAATGACAAAATAAAATATACCTTGTTTTAATCCACCAATATCATTTGAGTCAGCATTATAAGATACAACATCACCAGTTGACATTCCATGTGATGATAACGTTATGGTATTGTTAGTTGTTGATACGGTTGTTGATGATGCAGAAAAACTTAATTTGTCAGTCACCACAGATTTACCTGTATCAGATTTACCACCAATAATGTGTCTATGCCAAGCAACTACGTTTTCAGTACGCTGATAAGTCATGCCTACTAATATGCCATCATCACGGCAAGCCCATAAAATACTATCAGGCTCTTGCTGATATGCCATGTCTACGATTGTACTTTTACTTATATGCTCTGATAAAATTGTTAGATCAGGAGCAACATAGTTATCACTGTCATAGTTATAAACCAGCTCTCTTACTTTTCTTTTTGCACGTTGTAAAAATAAAGTAACATTGCCAACTGATATGGCATCTTTGTTAGCCGATCCATACGTTGATTGTTTACGAATATTAATATTTGTTGGTGACAATCCATCAACAGTATCAGAGCCTGTCACTAAAAACTCACCACCGACTGTACCTACAAGTAAGGACCTGGAGGCAGACAAGTAACGAATAGCATTAACTTGGTTAGATGCTATGGTAAATATCATGGCATCGTCAGCATCCGTACCTGCAGTAAAGTTTTCATAATCACCAGATTTAGAAAACCATAAAGTTTGCGGATTGTTATTCGTATTAGCAAATACCAAACGTTGTTCAAAAAATGTCACACAAGATGGATAATTATTTGACGCATTGTTTAAATTAGGACTTGGTGATCCTGATATAGAAACATCTGCAATGCTCCATGAGGTGTGACCAGTACGAGTTATTTTACGTATTACATAGCTAGGATGGGTGATATACATAACATCCGCAGACTGTGCAAATTTTAATTCAAATAGATCAGCTGTAGAATAGGTGGTTGCTATTTGATAAATTTTAAATGCAGTGCCAGCTGATGCATACGTTGTTAGAGATGACGTATCAAAATTATTGCCATCCATATCTTGTAATTCAAACGTGTGCGTTGAAACACTGGCTACTTTAAATTGTCGACCATTCAGCTCAGTCATACCAACAACACCAGAAATAATTACATAGTCACCATTGGAATAACCATGAGATGTAGCTGTAACTACGCCTGGGTTAGCTTTAGTAATAGCAGATATAGTTTTACCTGTTTCTGTTATGATACCGTTGTCTTTATAAAAACGTATGTATTGATTGCCAAACTCTAACATATACGTTTGTGTTGTTGAAAACTCAAACGGTATAAGTCTAGTTTTAGCTGAACTGGTTTTGACTTCAGATGCAAATCTTGTACCTGGTCGTCTTGATGCAGTGCCGTGTGCATGCACAATCATGTTTTCTAAAGTCTTACACGCTTTAAAATATTTTTCTAAATCAGTACGTCCATCTAATTTAGGTGATACCTCTCCAGCTACAAAACTTGTAAAAGCATAGGATGAACGAGCCATTAATACCTCGATGCAATAAATGGATAATCTGAATCAATCTCGTCTGGCATGCCTTCAGTGGCATCTGCAAAACGAGCATCTTTAAGTTTGTCTTTATATTTTACTTCCATTAATTCTAAAACAGTAGTTGAACCTGTAATAGCATAAGCAATATCAGCAGCAAGTGCTGCCGATAAAGTTTCAGACAATGAAGTGTCGTATACAGATGTATCTGTAATACGAGCTACATATAAAATATAAACTTCACCTGAGTCTGTTAATAATTTTCCATTTTCTATTTTGTAATTAATATCATTACTTACTGCGTATGAAGTTGCTATATCAGCAAACTTTAAAATTCTTAGATTGTCTGAAGGTAACGTGTAGGCATAGGTAAATTCATAAGTAGGAGCTGTCGTGTCTTGTGCAAGTTTAGCTCTTTTAGTTAAACAATTCCAAGGATGCTCTCTAAATACACGATCTCTTACAGCATTGTATCGTTGGTTTAGGATACGTGCATTTTTAGAATCTTCAGTTAAATTTAAAATTGTGGTTGCTCCGAGCTGGTTTAAAGCTCCGTTACATATTTCTACTTGTGATGCCATAAATATTTTCTTTTGATAAATGAAGGCAGGCCGAAACCTGCCCTCATAATTAGTGCTTAGTTAACAACGTATTGAATGTTGAAAGACATGTCACCAGCAGTACCACCAGCTGCTTGCATAGTTGCAGCAATGTAGTAATACGTGCTTGGATCTGAACTGTCTCCAGCAAGCTCATACATTTGTTGACCAGCTGTGTTGATGTCAGCAGCTTCAAAACGAACATCAGCCATTGCAGCAGCGTCAGCTACCGCAGATGCAAATACATCTTCGTCTTTAACTACTCCAGCAGCAGTGTATATTCCAACATTGAAAGTACACGAACCGCCTAATGTATCACTACCTATAAAGATATGTGATACCACAGCATTACTTGGTATTGGTGCAAGCATAACAATATCATTGTCATCACTGTCACCAGCAGCAAGTGCTATAGTTCCTTGTGCCACACGAACAACACCGTGTAGAAGTCCAGCACTATTGGCAACTTGTGGTGTAGCTTCGAAATTAGCTACTAAGTCTGAGTTTTTAGTACCCATAATAACCTCCTAATGTTATTCGTTGCACGGAATTTGAAACACTTTGCTTTCTTGCATACGTACAGCACCCAAAGTCATACAAGTGTAAACTTGAGTAGCATACGATTTGTCAGCACGCACATCAATTTTAGATGTGATGTCCTTACCAATAGCTAGTTTAATAGCGTCTTGGGTGAAAGCATAAACGAGTCTGTCATCCGTGTTGGTTGCGTCAAAGCTTAATCTGTTAGACATAATGAATTTGAAACCCATAAAAGTATCAACTTCACCAGCTGCTAGAGCTTTAACTGTGTTAAAATCACTTGATGTTACTTGTGTTGTATTAAGTAAATCAGCAATCTGTGTAGCCCCACATACAATGTATCTAGGGATTGATGGATCAACGTCACCGAGATCAAAGAACTTTTTACTTGCAATTAGTTTTGCAATAGTTAGTCCGTCTGATTGGTCAGATGTTGCAAACTTACTACCTGAAGGTAGTGCAGTTGAAGTTGCACCAGCTACACCAGTAGCAGCTGTTCCACCTAGAGCAGTGATAATTACATCGTCCATGGATCTTCCAAGAGCAGCAGCAGCTGCTTTAGCATAGTTGCTTGTAGGATCGATCAAAGTACGAACTTTATCTTGCTCGTCTATAAGGTCTGCCCATTCGTAATCGGATAGACTAACCCTTCTTCTGCTGTGCGGTGTGTCGATTTGTGGAGTATCCGCATGTCTTGATGTTCTTTGAACAGCAGCTGTTACACCGATTTGATCAAAGAATGCGTTTTTACCAACCACAGATTCTACATCCACAGCTGCACGCAAACGGCTTCCCATTTGTTGTGCTAGCATACTAACGTTTGATGAATACTGTTCTACAAACGCAGTTGTTATTTGTGAACTCATAGAGTCCTCCTGTGTTAAGTTTATAAAAATAAACAGTCAATTATCCC